CAAAATGTTACACCACATTGAAACATTTTGTTTCATTTTGAAACATATTCCCTAAAAATGAGACACATGTGTCTCACGAGTGTAACAAAATGTTACACCTTCGGGATATAGGTGTAACAAAATGTTACACCTTCGGGATATAGGTGTAACAAAATGCCCCACCTTCATGGAACATTGAAACATTTTGAAACAAACGCGCTACCAGGGCGCACGGTTTTTTGAAAGGACCTATGCCAGCACCTCGAATTTACCCTGACGCAGACATCGAGGACGCTTTAATCCGGACGGATGGATATCTGAGCAGGACCGCAGCCCAGCTCGGAGTCAGCCTGAACCATCTCTTCTCCCGTATTGAGGCCTCGCCCCACCTTCAGGCCGTACGCCAGCGGATCAGGGAGGCCCGGCTTGACCTCGCGGAGAGCGCTCTTCAGCAACACATAAAGGATGGCAACCTGTCCGCGATCATCTTCTTTCTGAAATGCCAGGGCAAACAACGTGGCTACGTGGAGCGCGTGGAGCAGGCCGTAGCGGCGCAGCACGATATTCGCATCACCTGGACCATGCCCTCCCCTGGTCAGATCCCTGGTCAGGTGACACAGCCCCAGCTCCCGGCATCCTTCAGCCCCGTGTCGTCTATACCTGACACCGTCCCGGTCACCGAGTACATCACGCCCGAGGAGCAGGCTCCTATGCCCAAGCGCTACGGCAACAAACCAAAGCAATTCAAAGAGAGGAAGCACAAGGATGCAAGCGCAAGCGTAGTTGATAAGGCGGAGCCTAAGCTTAAGCGCAACAATGTGGATAAGCTAAAGGCTGCACACTCACGCATAACGCAGCATAACGTTTTGGCGTCTGATAACTAACATTATGTAAACTTGTTATGCTACAGCTAAGGAGGATTAAGAAGATTGAGGAGCAGGGCTGCTGTCTAATGGAGCGCGTGGCATGTACGGTATAGCAGACATCGGGTGCGCGTGTACGGGTCCCCTTTCCGGCCGGTCCGGGACGGGACGTGTCCAGCGGAGCGTGGGACCCATCCACATGGATTCCTTGCCCCCGCCCCCTCCGCCCCGAGCATTTTTCCCGTCCCTATCATCAATTCGAGCTTGAAGACTGTGCATTGGTCTTTATACGCTATTCATAAGATTTTCTTATGGGTCCCATCTGGGGGGTCCCATTGGTCCCAATTTTATAGGAGGAATGTATGGGTGAAGTGCGGGATCTGAACTGGGCGAGGGCGGTTGCTCCCGGTGTGAAGATGATTGGCGGGAGTGATGAGGACCGTGCGGCCAAGTGTTTGGCGGAGATACAGGCCACGTTGAATCGATGGGATTGTGCCCTTGACCCTATGGTTATAATCGCCGGGGGCAGGATAGAGGCTAAGGTGCAGGTGTTGGCGAAGCCGAGGCAGGTGGGTCCATTGCCTGGAGGCCCTATGGCCAGTTGAAGTTTGCACGGATTGTGAAGACAGATGCTTCCGCAGACTCCGAGGGTAGAGGATATTGAGCTGGGTAGAGGGGTGCGTCCGTCGAAGGACGTGCATATCCCGTACTCTCCGAGGGACATCCAGTGGTATATCCATGATCAGGTGAGCAGGCATCGGTTCAGTGTGATCGTGGCGCACCGGCGGATGGGTAAGACCGTGCTGGTGATCAACCAGTTGATCAAGAGTGCTACGCTCTGCGGGTTGGATCGTCCGAGGTACGGTTATATCGCGCCCTTTTTCACGCAGGCCAAGAGCATTGCGTGGGATTACCTGAAGCATTATACGGCCCCGCTCCCCGGGCTTACGAGGAATGAGAGTGAGCTTTGGATTGAGATCCCGTCCATTGGGACGGGGAATGCGAGGATACGGTTATACGGGGCGGACAATCCGGATGCCATCAGGGGTGTATACTTTGACGGGGTGATTATTGACGAGGTGGCCCAGTGTAAGCCTGAAATATGGGGTGAGGTGGTCAGGCCCTGTCTCATGGACCGTGGGGGGTGGGCCATATTCATTGGGACCCCCAAGGTGCAGAACCTGTTCTATGAGTTGTACAACCATGCGCTCAGGAATGATGACTGGTTCACGGAGTTGTTTCCTGTAAGCAAGACGAACATCCTGAGTCCGGTGGAGATTGAAGAAGCCCGGAAGCAGATGTCTGAGAAGCAGTTCAGACAGGAGATGCTCTGTGACTTCACGGCCTCGTCCGATGATGTGCTGATACCGTTGGATCTGGCGCAGCGGGCGGCCAAGAGGGTGAATCATCCCAAGACGTGGTCCTGGGCACCCGTGACCATGGGGGTAGATGTGGCGCGGTTCGGGGATGACACGAACCCTATATATGTGCGGCAGGGGTTGCATACGCTCTACACCAAGAGGTACCGGGACATGGACCTGATGACGTTCGCGGATCATGTGGCGTCGAACATCCAGAGGTTCAATGTGGATATGGTGTTTGTGGACATGGTGGGGATTGGGGCGGGTGTGTATGACCGGCTGATGAGCCTTGGGTTTACGAATGTTATTGGTGTGAACGGTGGGTTTTCGCCTGACGATGCGATGTACCGGAATAAGCGGGCCGAGATGTGGTCCAAGATGAAGCAGTGGTTGGAGGCTGGGGGAGATATCCCGGATGATCCCTCTCAGATCCAGGAGCTGACCAGTGTGCAGTATAAGTATGATGTGACGGATAGGCTGGTCCTGGAGAAGAAGGTAGACATGAAGAAGCGTGGGATGCCGTCGCCTGACATGGCGGATGCGTTGAGTATGACGTTCTTCATGCCGGTGCAGCGTGGAGTTGGCGGCATGGGGTATGAGGACGAGGACTATGCGGAGGCTCGCAACAGCTATCAGGGTCGGATGACGGGGTATTGAGATGGATGATCGTGGCGAGATGATGGGATCGGAGATGGTCGAGCCAGGCGTGTATGGCGGGCCGGAGTGGACAGCGATGGGGACGGCGCCAGTAGAGCAACCTCAGCCCGTGGCCCCGGCACTGCCTGCTGCACCGGATCTGAATAGTTTCCTGCTGATGGCCAACATCGCGGAGGTGCTGAAGGAAGAGGTGCTCTCGGAGATGGGTCGTAAGGTGGTGGAGGACTACAACATCGACGAGAGTTCGAGGTCTGGGTGGCTTCGTATGTACCAGGAGGCCCAGGACCTGGCCATGCAGGTGCTGGAGACGAGGGAGTGGGCGGGGGAGGCCATTGCGAATGTCAAGTATCCTGCTCTTGCCATCTCCGCGATACAGTTTGCGGCGAGGGCGCACGGGAACATTGTGAAGGGGCAGGATGTGGTGAAGGCCAAGGAGATCGGCTTTCGGCCCCCGGATGGAATGATGACGGCCCGGAAGGAGCGCATCGGGAAGTTCATGAGCTGGCAGCTTCTGCACGATTCGGATGGGTGGGAGGATTCCCTCGATCAGTTGCTGGTGACGCTCCCGATTGCCGGGGCCTGTTTCAAGAAGACCTACTTTGATCCCACGGATGGGAAGGTCAAGTCTCCGCTCCTCATGCCGGAGGAGTTGGTGGTGAATTTTCACGCCAGCAGCATCGAGTCGGCCCCCCGGGTAACGCATGTGATTGAGTTGACGCCGAACGAGGTGAGGGAACGGGTACTGGGGAAGGTGTTCCTGGATGTGGATCTGGGGGAACCGATCCCGACCGAGGAGCATGACACGGACGATGATGATGCGCCGCACGTCTTTCTGGAGCAGCACCGGTGGTGGGATCTGGATGAGGACGGGTACAAGGAACCGTATGTGGTTACGGTGCATCTTGCGACCGAGAAGGTGGTGAGGGTGACGGCCCGCTATGACATAGAGGGTGTGGTCACGGATGAAAAGGGTAAGGTGCTGCGGATCGAACCGGTGCATTATTTCACCCGGTTCATCTTTATGCCAGCCTTCAACGGGAATTTTTACGGTATGGGCTTTGGGCAGTTGCTGTCGCCCTTGAATGCCACGATCAACACGACGATCAACCAGTTGCTGGATGCCGGTACCCTGTCGAACCGGCAGGGAGGATTCCTTGGGAGAGGGATCCGGGTCAGCAAGGGGTCTGAGATGGTGAGGTTCAAGCCCGGGGAATGGAAGTACGTGACGCATACGGGCGACGACCTGAAGAAGGGTATCGTGCCGCTGCCGGTGAAGGAGCCGTCTCCGGTGCTATTCCAGCTTCTGGATCTGATGCTGGCGGCTACGAAGGAGCTGGCGAGCGTGTCGGACGTCATGATGGGTGAGCAGAAGGGGGCGCGGGAGTCGCCCACCACCATCATGGCCCTGATCGAGCAGAGCATGAAGGTCTTCACATCTATATATAAGAGGATACACCGGTCGTTGCGGGAGGAGTTTATCAAGGTCCGGCGTCTGAATCGGTTGTACCTGGACCCCGTGCGGTACCAGACCGTGCTGAACGACCCGACGGCCGACATCAACGACTTTGTGGAATCTGACTTTGACCTGGTGCCCGTGTCGGATGAGACTGACCTGACCAATGTGCAGAAGATGACCAAGGCAAAGGCCCTCTTGGATATGTTCGGGACGGGCCTGAACGACCTGGAGATCCAGAAGAGGTACCTGGAGGCGATTGATGTGCCGGAGATTGAGAAGCTGATGCCGCAGGGACCCCCTCCGGAGGACCCGAAGATGGCCCTTGAGAAGGAGAAGCTGGGGCTGGATAGCCGGAAGCTCGACTTGCAGGAGCGTCAGGTGGCCATGAACGAGGGCCTGAACCAGGAGAAGATGCGGAAGTTCAGGGCAGACAGCATGAAGAGTATGGTGTCTGCTGAAACGGAGGCCGCGACGGGGGGAGAGGCTGTGCAGCTCGGGGATGTGATGAAGGTTCTGGAGCAGCATGAGCAGGCCCTGGAGAAGCTGGTTGGGATGGTGGTCAACAAGCAGGGGAAGGGTGGAATAACGCCGGGGATTCCTGGTGGGATGCCCGCAAAACCTACAGGAGCTGCATAAAATATGGGCTTAGATCGGGAGTTGATGGCCAGATGGAGGGCTGATCCTGCCACAAG